CTGAGTCCTACCCATATTGATAATTTATTGTCTCCTAATGCCATAACACAAATTTAACTAATATTATATAGGTAATTTTACTGCCTTGCCAATAATAGATTTTATCTCTTCGTGAGTAGGTAGAGGGGTTTTCTTTTCGTCAGCATTGTCGTGAGGAAGTTTAAATAGGTCTTTTGGAGATATTCTTTTCTTGTTACCAAAAGAGCAATTGATAGTCAAAGTAGCTAAGTACCTTGTTCTATCCCAATGCTGATTATGATTATGAACCCATGACTCAATAGACCTTAAAAAGTCTGACCAAGTCATGTTCCAAAAGATATCGGGAGATATTCCTAGAGTACCAATTGCTTGGTCTAGTATATCATCCCATGTAACTAATTTTTTTTTGAATCGCTTTTGTTGGATTCTACAACATTTCTAGATAATCCGTTGTTCTTGTCGTTCTTTAAATCTCTAGAACCTATCATTGTATTCATCACTTTTGCGGAATCATCCTCTGATATATCCATTGCCCAATCGTAGAACTCATGAATAGTGTAATCTATAGAAACACTACTCTTCTCATCATATGCCACGCATCCAGCATACAATAGCCAACAGAATGCTTTAGCTTGTTTTTTACCATTAAAGGCTTCTTCTATTTGAGATAATTCAACATCCATACCTTCACAAAATATTGCATAAGTATTCATATTGAAGACTAGTCCTCTTTTTTTTCCACCAATGTCTATTAGACAAGTGCCTCTGTGTTTGTTTGTTGCCATAAAATTATTGTTTAATTAATGATTTAAGGTGTTGCAAATGTTGGAGGATTTGAAGTTCCTAAAGCAAGTACTCCACTTCCAACTAGATTACCACTAAAACTAACGGGTTGTTCTACCTCTGCACTTTGGTCTAAAGAACTTATGTATGCGAAACCATACCAAAAGTTACCTCCTTGTCCCCAAGCTACTTTTAGTTTTGCTCTTTGAGAAAAATATGTCCACAAGGTAAGTATACCCGTATTAGTTTGAGCAGTACCCGATGCTTCTGCGGTAAGTGAAAGATCAACCATACTTTCAAAGTCTATACTCCAACTCTTCTGACCACCGATTACTTCAGTCCATCCCTCACTTGACTTTGTAGATATATCGGGGTTTTCTCCCGAAATAGATAAACTTGAAGACTTTGATAATGCTACAGCTATCCAAGTATCAGCAGTTGCGGATGCATCGTTATTAGGTACATATAAAGTTAGTTCAGTTCCGTTGATTACACTCATTTTTTAATATTTTACTCAAAGATAAATAAAAAAAAGAATATTATTACTCAGTAACCCCCGTAATATTAAAATCTGCGTTATAAGAGAGAACATCCTCATTGTTTGCTATCACCTCATATTGATTAACATAGCAATATCCACTAAAATAAGCAACTCCATCACTTACTAAATCAAACTTTAATTTAGTTCTTTCTATTAGGTATTGGTCTAAAACAGATGAAACGCTTTGTATTTTAGGAGCATTCTCCCAATTAATATTATAAGAATCCCAATAATGATTTGTTTCTTCCCAAAAAAGACCTTCTGATTTAATCTCTAATAATCCATCAGCAGAAAAACTACCCGATCTTATTCCCATCATTATATCCCTCCATCCCGAATGGGCAGTCTGATATAAAGTTTGATCCCAAGTGAAATTAGATGACTCCCAATTTGTATTTGCAGCCTCCCAATAGTAACTAGTATCAGATGATACTATGATCGGTATTTTAGTAGATATGTCATGTGTTTCACCACTAAATGATATATTATTGGATTTTGAAAGTAGAAGTTGATCGTCATCAAGATATAAAACAAATAAACTTCCATTAAGCATTACTTATCACATTTGCCTCAAACACTAATATTTTAGTAAAATATTCGTATTGCCCATCATCATCATCTAAATACCGTTGGGTGGTCTGTTTAAATATATACATTGTGTCAGCACCAAAATCTGATGTAGCATTTCTAACTCTTATCTGTTGGAGTATTAAATTGGATATATCATCGCAATCATCTTGCCCTCCATAGTTTAATGGGTATTTGGTGTGTACTTGGACTTGTACCTCATACACACCCCCAAATCTATCTTTCAACGGATCGTCAACCAATCCCGTTGCTTGTACAACAATGAAGGGATATGTAGTTTGGTCTGTAGCTTTAGCCACTACGGGGACTGCACTAGCATCATAGATTATATTATCATCTAATAACCCATAAATATATGCCCTTACATCTTTAGTACTATCATTCATATTCTTCTAAACCGTCTAGATATTTATCAAAGAGAACCAAAAAACTTGGCTTTATCCTAAGATGCTTTATATCTTTTATGTTGATTTTATCCTTAATTACACTAAACTCATCTGACTTATCGTAGAAGTCGTTTAAATCCTTATTTACAGAGGCTATAACGTCTTCGTTTGTCTCTGATAGTGTTAGTGTACCATTCTCCTCTAAAGTGCCGTAAACCTCAAGCATTTGCTTCTTAGCATCCACCATTGATTGTGAATCTGATTCCATTTTCTTTATTGCCTTATTTAATAAATAGGTTAAATCAAATCCTACACCTTCTTGTGAAGATTCTATTGCATTAGTTAAGAGAATTAATCCTTTGTGATAATCCTCCGCCTCCTTAAATGTAATTGTTTTGTTTTCAAACATTCTGTATTTGTTTTAATTAATAAAATTCAAAGATAAATAATATTATGTTGACGCGTCTACATTAGCTTCTACTGATTCACCACTTGCTTCTTCTGACACCTCTTCTACCGCATCTGCTGATGGATCAACCCAATCACCGACAATAGTTAGGTTTAAGTCTGTGGCTATAATAGTATAAACGTAATCATCATCAGCACCCCAAGCATCGTATTGCTCACCACTAATTCCGAGGTTGCCATTTGCTACTTGATAATTTTCTTCTGTTAGCAGTTGCCAATAAAAAGAGGCACTATTTCCCAAGGTTACACTTGTACCTTGTGCTTGTAATTTTACAGCAGTTTTGGTTGTTCCATTCTGCCAAACGTCTATTGGTTCTATTTGTTTCATATTTTCCTTTTTTTACTCTTGTTTTAATAACGTAGGTAATGCTTACCCTTCTAGTTTTTCAATTCTTGATTTTAAATCTTCTATTGTGGTTTGTTGTTCTTGAATTGCAGCGGTTAACAAAGGCACTATTTTGCTTTGATCTATGCCTTGATATTTAGGTGTTCCATCTTCACTTAATGCATCCTTTGCTCCGCTTATGGCTTCGGGTACTATGTCTTGTACTTCGTGAGCAATAAAGCCGTCTACTATCTTATCTACATTTGATATAAAATTAAATCGGATAGGCTTTAATTGATTAATCCTAGATAGCGCATCTGTAATTGGTGTAACGTTTTCTTTTAATCTATAATCTGATGCTGTAGCATAATTAGTTGATGAACCATTGGTACTGATTCCCCCTACATAAGAGTTATTTACAAAGTGAGCGGTAAAATCTCCCGAAGTATATCCCGTAGCCTTTGCCCAATATTGATTTGAATTATTGTTAACTTGAGATGCAATTACACCTCCCGCAAGTGATATGCCTACGTTTACGGATGAACCCGTAGCAATTCCCGTAGTGTTTATCGTTCCTATTAGTACATTTTCACTAAAAGTAGCATCACCCCCTTTTGCAACTTTAAACTTAGAAGCATAATTTGTTCCAGTTGCACTTGATGATGATTGTAAATCAAGTATGTATTCTCCTCCATCATTGTCTGAGGTTCTTACTAATAATCCTTGAGAATCATCTTTGTTATTTGTAATTGTTGATGCAAATCCTGATACAGAAGTTGTAATATCTGATTTACCACTAAAAGTAGCATCACCCACCGATGAGATGGTGAGTGCCTCTACGTTTGCAACTCTTAAGCTAATATTACCACCACTTGGAACGTTCCACCACATTGCATTATTTGTATGACCTCCAAAAATGCCTTGCGCTCCAACATAACTGTCCACGTTATTAAATGTAAGTAATCCGTAAATGCCTTGCGCTGTTATTTTTATGGGATTTGTGGTGCCTATTGAACTAAAAGTAGCAGCACCCCCCGATGAGATGGTGAGGCGTGTTGTAGCCGCCGCAATATTTGAACTACTACCCGTTTTAAGTTCTAATGTACCACCCCAAATTTGTAAGGGATAACCTCCCGATGCTAATGCTCCAATACCTCCAAGCACTCCGTTAACACTATCTGCGATTGAAACAATAGGAGTAGTTACGACGGGATTTGGAGTGGTTGCTTTAAAAGTAGCAGCACCCGTAAAATCAAAACTTTGCCTAATATTCCCACTACCATCTGAAATGATAATGTTGTTAGATGATGTTGTTATTGTACTCCCCGTATTAGAACCTATTATTACGTTATTAGAACCCGTTGTAATTGCATTACCCGAATCTTTACCAATAACCGTATTATTATCACCTCCTTGTATTGATTGTAGTGATTGGTATCCTACTGCCGTATTGTAATCACTTACCGCAGTTTGTGATGCCGTAACACCATCCATCGAATCATAACCAATAGCAACATTATAATTAGATATGCGTTGGTTAAACATTGCTTTAGTACCTAATCCAACATTATAATTTCCGCTTCTATTATCGTGCATTGCAAAAGAACCAATAGATGTGTTATGTGATCCCGTTGTAAGTGAGTATAGAGATTCCATACCAAAGGCAGAGTTATTACCTCCCGTTAAATCTGCTCCATTAAAAACTCTGTGTCCAAATCCCGTATTTTGAGTGCCAAAATCATTTTCATTAATAGCAAATGCACCACCTATTATATAATTAAATTTATCAGTTCCGTTTGTTGAAGGTTGGGATAAATATATATTACTGTTTTCAGTTGCTATTGCAGAGGTTGCTCTTAGTTCTCCCGTAGTATTATTCCAAACTGCAACTCTGTTCCCTACACTTGCACCATCTACCGTTACATCACCCGTAGTTGCATCTACTTCAATAACATAACCACTAG